AGTAATCTTTTTAAAATGAAATGGTACATGACCTTCTTTATTAGGTTTACCATTGTAATGATTTAATTTATCTTTATATTCTTTAACACGGTCCGAACCAGCAACTACATGAAGGTGAGTTACACCTTGTTTGTGCAATTTTTCTGCATGGTGTAAGAATGTTGGATGTTCTTTTGAAGATTTTTCAAAATGAGTACCGGGTGAATATCGTTTTAAGTGTTTAACTTTCTGTTCGCCACTTAATGGATTCTTTTTGGCATCTTGTGAATGAGAAACTACAACAGAATGGGTTGCATTATGTTTTTTTGCAATATCTTTAACTTTATCAATAAGTTTCAAATGACCAGTTGTAGGAGGATTCATTCGACCAAAAGTCATTACATGGTGTTTTTCACCTTGTTTAGTTTCTTCTACTAGTTCTAAAAACGATTTCATTATTCGTTATCTGCCTTTTCCCAACCTTTGTGCCAAGCATCAATGTTGTGTTTTACTGAATCATAGTGTTCCGAATCAGGATGTCCAACTTTATAATCACCTTTATGGCCAAATTGTGGATAATCTTTACTTTTTTCAATATGTCTTACAAAATTACCCATATGTTTATGAAATTCTTTGTCCCTAGAAGGTGCTTTCATAATGCCTTTTTTATGAGCTTGGTAACCAAGTTCATGGGATTTATTAATAAATCCTATGTGCGACCTAGAAACTTCTAAAATAAAATTCTTAAACGATTTCATTTACGCACTTTTAATAAATTTTGTTTAGCAAACTCAGCACGGTTAACCAATTTAGTTGGTTGATTATCATGGTGAACTACAAAACCTTCAGGTTTAGACTTTTTACCTTCGATGTGATGTTGGTAATGTCCTTCGTGTGTTTCTAATGACTTAACCAATGCATTTTTTGCTTGGTGTAAATGATGATGCATCGCAAATAAATTTCCATAATGTGCTTTATGTTTCTCAACATGAGCAATTTGTGATTCACCTTCTTTAGTCTTTTCAGATTTTGATTTCTCTGTTTTTACTTTGGCAGCTTGTTTGGCATGAATGTCATGTAAATGTTCTTTGAAACCTTTAACACTAGGAACTTCATCATGTCTTACTGTCTTGTTTATGTATGTCGATAGGTGGCCAGTTTCTCCACCATGTTTATGGTGAACAGCATCATACATCTTGTGACCATGTGTATCATGGATTTCTTTTGCAGCAGCCATATGTTTTTGAAAGTGTTTCTCATTCTCAGCAGAATGTTTTACTTTACTTGTATCATGTTCAGCACCGTGAATATGAACATCTGGATGCTCTTTAAACTTGCTCATATCAACATGAGGAGTATTATGTTTCAAGTCATCATGATATTGTGTATGAACCACAACACCAATTTTAGACTTCTTTGCTTTTTCAGCCTCTTTACCTTTAGCAGTATAAGTGATTGTATTTGGAGTAAAAGAAACATCACCTTTGGCTTCTACAATATAACCTTCATGTAAGGTCTTTGTTTCTGCGTGGTGCATTATGTCACCTTGAAATACACCATGTTTAGGTGTTACTTTTGGTAGATGTTTGAGAGCGTGTTTGAGTGTTTTTACTAAACCAGGAGCATGGCCATGGTTTTTTTCAATATCTTTTTCTGTATGATTAATCTTAGGATTTTTATTGAAAGCAGATTTGGTAGCAACAAAGAATTTACCATTTTTAGGATGATGGCCAAAAACAATTGCTGGAGAACCATCATATTTCATAGTCAGATTAGTATTCTTATGTCCACCAGTCATGTGAGCATGAGCTTTCATTAAAGCTGCATGGGCGTGTTCAAATCCTGCATGACCGTGCATTAAAGGTCTATCTTCGGCATGATGGATATGCTTAAGTTCAGAACCTTCTTCAGATTCTTCTGTTAAGAATGATTTAAATGATAACATGGTATTTCCTTCTAGATTTGCAATACACTTTGATTGCCGGTCGCTTATTTATCCAACTTTTTACTTAATACACCCAAACATTAGAAAGATTGGGTTCGATACATAGTGACCTAATTATTCCATTTACTACCTTCAAAATCTAACCAATAGGTTGTCATTTTACCTTTTCCTTCAAGTAGATAGAATGGTAAAGTATGAACGAGTCCTCTGCTGGATCCATAGTATAACATTTCTTTAGGTCCTCTGTCAAGCGCCCAAGCAAAGTGGCTAGAACCAGTATCACCTCCTACAAAAATTTCTGATGTGGTAATGTGGTAATAATTTTGCACAAAGTTGGTACTATTTACCCATTCTTCACCAAAATAAGCTGGTTCTTTGGTGCATATAAATTTTTTATAATCTTTATATTCATCTGCATTAAATTTTTCAATTAAATGTTGTAATAATTCTCTTGGCCAATTTCTATATGTGTTATACGGCGCATCAAACAAAGGAAATATTGTAATCTTTTTTTCCATTGGTGCATCATTTGGAATTTTTACTAAATCACCGGAGATATCACGAAAGTCCCAAACATTAATCTTTCTCCAAGGCAAAGTTTCTGTGCCTTCTTCTTTAGAAAAATAATCTGTCATCTTCAACATTATTTCATAGAATGTTTGACAATGAATATCTGGACTAATATTTCCTGGTTTTAAGTGAAATTGAATTGATGGGTTGTTGTTTGTTTTTCGCAAATGTTCAATTACATTCGCAACACCAATCATATCACCATTACGAACTGTGCCAAAAGTGCCTGGTTCAATATTGATAATCATAGTAATGCCTCTAAATCTTTTGCGTGAACCAGTTTTGCTTGACGATTGAGATAGAAGTGTTTTTCAAATACTTTATTAATATCTTTACCATCGTCCCAAGAAACATTATCACCAACTCTAAATTCTGGTTTCCAATCTTCTGCCTTCCAAACACAATACAAAGGAACATTACACAAATCGGCCAACATACCAACGCCAGTAAAGTTTGTGATAAATGGTTTCTTTAAATTCTTAATGATGTAAGCATTTTCTAACATTGGTCGATTAAAATCAATGAACTCACAATTCTTTAAGTGAGATAATACATGAGTTTCTCTACGAGTATCGATTTCACCAACAGCCCACCTATCTCCAACATAATACGCATCTTTTATTTCAATATCATAGTCTGGAGTTTTTACAATGAAATCATCATCAACTTTAAACAACATACGATAGTTATCATTCAACCAATTCTCATAACGACAGGTTTCGATTGGACGATTTGCATCTTCTTTACCTTCTCTTGCTGGCCAAGAACTTAATTGAATTATATCACCATAAATGAAAAACTCATCATCAAATGAAACATCAGTAAATAAATCTTGATACATTAAGAATTCTTTAATTCCGTTAAATTTACGCATAGAACTTTTAATGATTAAATCAAATTTAGCAATATCTTTACTGACGCCAGATAAAACTGGTAGAGAATTTAAGAAATCACCTAAGTTAGCAGTTCCAGTTACATATATTTTCATTCACTATAATCCCTAAAGGCAACAAACCAGTCTTGATTATTTACTGGATGTAATTCAAATAATTCAGGCTTCTGTAAATATGACATCAATAATAAAGTCTGGTCATCATCAATAAGATTGTTCTTTAATAACTCATCAACATTGTGATGAACTAATTGTTCTAATACAGGCCACATCTTCTTGTCCGCAACGATACAAGGACCTGTAATATGGACATCATTATTTGCAATTACATCTTGGATGAATGTTCCTTCTTTCCAATCTTTGATATTCCAAAAATGAATTTTTTCTTTGTCAAAAGGATATTGCCACAAATCTACATCGTTACGGGTCACCTCATCACGACAATAGCCAAAATCCAACCATGCAACTAAATCTGTTTCGATAACATCCAGAGAACGATTAACAAATGATGATTTAAGTAAATTAACCAATACATAGTCAGAATTCCAATATTCCGGATTCTTTATCTGCATTGGATTTATTTTGGCTTGATATTCAGGATTGGTTTGAACTCTTGCGATTTCTTCTCTTAATTTTTGAAAATTGTTTGTGAAATCGATTGTAAAAATGGTTGTTGGTCTATCTTGTCTTAGGTGTTTAATCTCATCAATCATATCTTTTGATGTATAGACTACAATATGATTTTCAAGTTTGGCCATATGGCCAAATCGTTCTAAGTAAGTTTGTGTTGTTCTTTGTAGATAATGTGGTAGTCCTTTATCAGGTGACCAGTCGCCACGACCAATATCAAAGAAGGCTGTTACAATAGTAATTTCGCTCATACCCAATAATACCTTTTATAATTATTAACAATTTCAATGTGTGATGGAGATGTTTCAACAAATTTATCATAATCATAACCATCATTTTTATGGTGATGTGTATCTGTCATGTATGGGTTAACAGAATAATCTTTTCCACACAAGAAATAATAAACTACCATGTAACAGTCCATAAAACCTAATGGTTCATACTGTTTTTGAAAGTTGTCATGATTCTTTTTAAACCATTCAATCACTCTATCATAGTTATTCAGGAATGTTGACACTTTGAATATCGAACCTCCACCACAACCATACTGATTGGTGGTTGGTCGTCTACCTGAAAACTCTGTAATACTATCTATAATGTTTTCTGGAATGATATTACCAACAGTAATATTGTGGCCTGCCATTTCCCAAGAATCATTTATTGTAATTTCCTTTTTAATCCAAACATCATCTTCCATCATCATTATATGTGATGTTTCACAATCTTTGCAAGCATCTTTGAATCTTTCAAACCATAATAATATTTTTTCAAGATTATAACTTGGATAACCCACTTTTTCTTTATGCCATTTATAATGACATCGATTATCTTTTGATATGTCGGACAAATCATCAGCTGCATCCGAACCAATCATATAATATGTTGGATATGGATATAAACTACGAACTTGTTCTACCATTTTTTTTGTAGCAACTTTTTTGCCAGCTGAAGCAAGATGTAAAAAAGAAATATTGGATATCACATCAATCTTTCAGACCAAGTTTTTGGAGTTTTTTCATTAATAATTTCTACTGGATAAGCATAATCAAATTCTCTTGGTCCTTTTTGTCTGATATATGATACAGTTTCTTGTATAGACTTTTCTAATGTGGTTTTGGTTTCATAACCCAATAACCAACGAGCTTTATCGGCAGAACAATCTGCGTGTTTAACTTCTCTTGGTCGGTCTGCCATATGAATTGCTTTGCCAGCAAAATTACATTCATTGGCGACCAATACTGCCAAGTCTTTGATTGATATTGTGCCATCGTCAGGACCAATGTTAATAATCTCACCAACAACTTTAGGATCCAATGCCATTTTCTCTAAGCAACCAACACAGTCAGCAACATAAGAGAAACAACGAGTTTGATTACCATCACCATAAATGATTGCAGGTAATCCACGGAGATTACGATTGGCCATAATACTCATTACATTACGGAATGGATCATCAAACTTTTGACGAGGACCAACGATGTTATGTGGCACAGCAATGTTCCATTCCATGCCGTGTGTTTCAGCAAGAATCTTTAACACATCTTCACCAGCAACTTTTGCAACGCCATATGGGTCTACTGGTTTGGGCGCCATATCTTCTGTAAAAGGATGTGGTTGATTACCATATCTTGCCATCGAAGTGCAATAAACAAATCTCTTAACTTTATTTTGAACAGCTGCAGAGATTGTTGCAACTGAAGCTTCAAAAATATTTTTGGTAATAAAACTAGGACTGAATACAGAAAGACCTTCATGTGCAGTAGCAGCACAATGAATAACTATATCACAATCTTTCATATAAAAAGACATCATTTCCATATCACAACAATCTACAACATAGAGTTTTGCTTTCTTTGGAACATTATCACGATAACCACCAATGAGTGTATCGTTACCAACAACCTCATGTCCCAATTCAATCATTCTATCTGCAAGATGACTTCCCAAGAAGCCTGCAATACCTGTAATAAAGATTTTCATTATACTCTCTTTAAAATTGTTAATCCATTATTATTGTGACGTCTATCAATCAACTGCCATTCAGGATGTGAATCAATAAATTCTTGAACTGCTGGCCAAATTCCTCGCCCACCAAATTCCCCTTGGTCAGCAAATAATGTAGTGTCATGAAACAACAGATACTTTCTAACTTTACCTGCGTGTAGTTCAAGTTCTTTTTGCACTTGTTCATAAATGTGTAAACTATCTACCAACATAATATCGGTTTCTGCAATTTCTACTTCTCTTGTATCCGCAATATGAAGTGTTACATTTCTACCAGCAGCACGAGCATCTGCAAAGAATTGTTCAATACCAGGAAGTGGTTTATATTCATAACTATGCATTTCAACATCATGTCGTAAAAATGCTCTAGTTGATTGAGCCCAACCCACACCCAATTCTGTTGCGTGTTTACACTCAGAAGTTAAATGTGAGATAATTGGTAGATGTTCATGAATGTCGCTATCTCTGGCACAAGCATCTTGATATTCTTTTTCAAAGTCCATTTTAAGTCCTATAATTAAAATATTGTGATTCATCTTCTTGTCCGTATTTGACACGGACAAACTCTTTCCATTCAGGCACTCTATCGTATTGATGAACAATAGCAAATTGGTCGCCTTTGGAAGTTAAAACAACACCATCTTTAAATTGTGGTTCACCTTCTGTTAAGAAAGGTCTAAACGATTCAATCTTAGATGGATCTACTGTTGTACCTGCTTGACAAGCCCAAGCATCATCTTGGTCTGCAAATTTGATTGCATCGAAATATGGTTGTGTATTGATTAATACATTATAAACGGCTTGGTCAACGATTGGAATAGGTCTATTGACTGCGTTAGAAAAGATGTTGAACACCAAATCTTTAACATATTCCGCATCACCACCAATTGTTCCTACATTATAGATTTTATTGTCTTTGAATAAATCGTAAATGTATCCACCATAAGTTTGCATTAAGTTTTCGTTACCCCATGGTTCATCTTTATATCGCATACTTTCAGAACCAGCAACCAATTGAGAACTGCCAAGATTGTTTACGAGCCATTGAAACGGACTATATTGAAAAATCACATCTTTAACATCTGTGGTAACCACATAACGATATTTTAAATAATTTTTTCTTAGATATTCATAGATTGCAACAAAACGAAGAACATGAACAGGAATATTTGCTTGTGGCATATCAACGATGGTGAAACCTTGCATCAATAACCAATCACGGGTTTCGATACTTGCATTACCAACACACATTACCTTTTCTACATTCTCATCTTTACAAGCTTCATTGATAGAGAGAACCCAAGGTTTGAGTTGATTAATTCCGTAGTTTGTGCAACCGCCAATTATTAAATCTTTTCTTGCCATGGGAAAACTCCATTATATTTGTCATTCATTATTTTATTACCATATTCAAAGAATTCTTTTTTAACAGAACCCTCATTACCTGCAACACGATAGTTTACAGTATATTTACCTGTCGTGTCAAATTTTTGAAAATGTTGTGCTAATACTCCAAACCATTGTCTATCTTGTCCCCAACCACCATGCCAGACTTGTGCAATTCTAATTGCAACTTCTGTTTTGATACAATAACAATTAGTATCTATATGATTATAATCTCCGCTGAATACAGGCCACTTACCTAATGATTCACAGTTATCATCGGCAAGTTCATTACCATCTTTATCACAGATTGTTCTTAGTGAGTATGACCAATCAAGATTATTCTTTTCAATTTTATTGATACAATTTTCCACATGGTCATTATCAAACCAATTATCTTGGTCAAGATATAGAACATATTTTGTATTGATTAAGTGTGTGAAAGCGGCATAGACACGGTGACCATAAAATCCGTTGGCACCGACATTGAGGGGTAAACTACACAGTATGATATTTTTGTAGTTTGGATGTTTTTCAAATTGTTTGATATGATTCTTAATGGCATAAACAAATTCAGGACCATCACAAACAATATAACATTTTGTTTCATACGTTTGGTTTAATACCGATTTAATAGCCTCATGTACCGGTGCAGCACCAGTAGTTGGTATAATCACAGTTGCAGTCATAATTAATTTCTTGTAAGTTTTAAAATCTTTTCTATTTGTTTTTCTATAATTGGTTTACGATTAGGCCAATATATGTATTCTTTATCTCCAGTAGAATGAAGTTTTGTTAGAAAAGGAATAATCATCTTTTCTAATTCTTCCAACCGTTTCTTGTAATCATCTGCCGTTTCAGCAGTCTTATTGATTACTGAATTATATTCTTCTTCACTTACCGCAGAGAATCCAAAATCATCACCTAGTTCAAATTCTTTTGCAAGTTTATCAAAGTCAATCAATCCCATAATTTACCTTAATGTTTAAATTTATAATCACACATGATATGTGTTGGGTATGTTACACCAGCTGCTTTGCTTCGAATATTAAAATTCAATTCATACAATACTGTTTCAAGTTTAATATCGATACGCTTTGCAGAACCACCAACAGGATACTCAATCGTTAAATTTGTTGTTGGCATTGCTGCCTTTTCCAAAAACTGTGGCGTCATTTCAAATATATGAATATGTTTCTTATTATCTAGGTGCAACAAATAATAGTTTTGACCAATAATTGTTTTAAGAAACTCTTGTAATTCTTTCTTTTGTGGACCAGAAAGCGCAATAACTTCTTTTGCTTTTGGTGCTTTTGGTTGTTTCAACATACCTGAATCTTTTTCTTTGTATGATGTAAACACTTCTCTAAATCTTTGTTGATCCAATCCAAACAATTTTAAAATCTTATCTCCTGGACCATTTTCATTTAATGTTCCTGTGTCAAAAAAACTAACAGGAAAAGCACCAGCAGGAGGAAATGTTCCGCTACCCAAACCAGAGTTAAAGAATGTAACTGTATTACCAAACTTGGCAGACAAGTCCAATGTTTTTGGAACTCCTGTTGGAGTTTTAATTTTTACTTTTACATCGGCAAGGCCTGAACCAATATTTGTAGTTCTTGTTCCACCTTTTAAAGAACAGTAAATTCCTTGGCCATCAAACTTTAAAGGTCGTGGTGTGTTTTCTTTACCTGTAACATCAACATCAATTACTTTAGAACCTTTGAGAACCATTTCTTCAAACTCTTTCATAAAGTCTGGATACACAAAAGTATTTGAACCTTCAATCAAAGATTTAAAATCTTTTTCCAAATCATATTCAAAAGCGGCACCTTTACTAGCTCCAGCACCTTTCATAGCAATCAATTTTGCGATAACATAGATTTGTGAACCTGAAAAAGAGATTTGTCCTGCTGTGGAATTTTTTGGTACCATTTGATATTTGGCACCATTAAATTGCATTAGATTTGGAAGAAGTTCATTTGTTAAAAAATCTTTTCTTGTTTTCTTAGTATACGCAATACTAAAACGATTCTTTTCAGGAAGAAAGATTATAAATTCTTTACCTGTACCGGTTTTGGGAGCAACAAAATAACCATCTTTGCTTTCCTTATCACTAAGTCCTAATCTCTTTAGATGTTGTGTTAGATTCTGCACATTCGCATTAATTTTATTTGCCACTTAAAACTCCTTCCATTTAGTAGTAATATTTATCTTACTACAATTAACGGATAATGTCAATGTTTTTATTATTGGTCCAGACTTCTAATTCAGTTCTAAGACGGCCTTCAGATTTTAAAGTGTCATATCGATTAGTGGCTTTGTTTTTCCACCATGCAATAATATTCTCTAATTCGTGTTTATGATAATTTTCACCAGGTGAAAGTTTATCTGTTTTACAGTTTACATAATCAACCATATTACTGAAACCATAATCAGAAATATAATATCTTTTTTGTTCTGTCAACTTTTTTGCGTTGTCAATCGTTGTTTGAAATGCTGTTGATTCAGTAGTACCTTTTAGTGCTGCTTTGGTCATGGAAATAATCTTCATGGATATTTTTAATTTTCTACTAGAAATTCCATCGTCCACAATCTTACCCACTTTATCTTCTACAAACTTTACCAAATCAGAATATGGTTTGCCGTGCATCATTGGTAGAAAATCGGATTCTGTCAAACCTTTGTATCGAATAAAAGGTTTCATGCCGTCATATTGTGAGGATTGTTTTGAGGAACCATAAAGACTGGTAGTTTCAAATAGACACATATTCATATTGTATTTTTTATTTACCATTTCACGGACAGTATGTGAAGTGCAAATAGCAGCCAACAGTTTACCTCCTAGGTAATTATAACCAAATGGTTGTGCTGGAACAATAACAAAACCCATCATAGAAGAATCATTAAAGCGTTTACCCCATTCAGGTTGTTGTGTAAACACTTGTCCAAGCATTTCATTTCTTGGTCGACAGTTGATGACAGGTGAACCTAATCGAATGAAACCTACGAACTTTCCTGTGTTCTTTTCTCTAACGGCAAACTTAATGTTACGGCCAACAGGTGCAATATTCACGTGAGAACTGGTAATGGCAAGTAATGTTTCCCATGTTTCGGATGGAATTTCTACAACTTCCAAATCCATGTCGTTTGGGTGCATGGTGAAATCGGAGAA